GTTCTGTTTGTTCATGGCAATGTCTCGCACCGCTTCCTCGGTCGTTGGCGCTGGACCGCCGTCTTTAGAAGCAGTCGCCAGCGTAGCAGCGCGGTCTATGATCTTCTGACGGAATAGCGCGGCTTGCCGTCCCATGCCTATAGGCGGGAGTTGCCCCGTTTGCCTATAGGTCTCCGCCATAAAGTCCATTGTTTGCGGGCTGAATTGTGCCGTGCTGGTTTCCTCATTCAGCCGACTTTGAGCAATCCTGTTCCGTGCTTCTGCTGCTGCTGCGCTTCTCAGTGCGGCTTCCGTGCTTGGCGCGGCGGTTAGTGCTCCGACGTTCTTTGCCATGCCCGTAGCATCAACGGCATTAGGTGCGACGTTGTATATGTTGCCGCCCATTGCCTTGAACTCCGGCGTAACGCGCTTGAGCATGTCGGCGGCGTGCGCCCCATACGCCGCAAGCGTCTGCTGACGTTGCTCAATCGGCATGGCAAGAATTCGCGCCTGATCGGAGGCAACTTCCTGCATCGGCACGCCCAACGCAATTGCTTTGGAGAACGCGGCTTGCACAGTCTCGTCAGTCGGGTTGATAGACGCTTCGCGCAGCACTTGAGCAAACTCACTGCGAGACTTTAACCCCTTCTCAAACGCAATTTTGTCCGTTTCGGCCTTGATTTTGGCAAGGTCAGCACGCGCTTTCTCTGCGTCTTGCAACTGCTTTTGCAGCGCGAATCCGGCTTTTGGGCTGATCTTGCTTGCGTTCCGCACCGCATCAATCATCCCCTGCGGCGTGCTTAGATCAACGCCAGCCAGCGCATTGCGAATCTGCTTTTCCTCGTCAATCATGCGCAACTGCTCGCCGTAGTTCAGGTCAGCAAGCCGGTTCTGCGACATGCCCTGTTGAAGCTGCATCATCCGCAGCGCGTTTGCCTGTCCCTCTTGCGTTGCGTTGTTCGCAACCCCCGCGATCTGCCCCGGAAGTTGCGTATTCAACAGCCCGAAGTTGACATCAGCCATTTAGCCCACCCCGTACTGTTTGCGCATCATCGCGGTAATCGCCTCTGTCAGCGGGTCGGGCGACAGCGCCTTGCCGAGCGAATTAGCAATCCCTCCGTAGGCAGAGGCTTGCGCAGCGGTAGAGGCAAGACCGGCGTTCGCGTTGGTATTCGCCGTGTTCATGCCAATATTCCCGGTATTCGTCGCATAATTCGTCCCCGCGCTTCCGGTGGCCGCTGCTGCCGGTGGACCGAATCCCGCAATGTTCGCCAGCGTATTGCGCTGCGTGGACTGGTCCTGTACATACCGATTATAGGCATTTTGGTACTCTTGGGAAGCCGCGTTTTGCCCGTAATTGGTAGCAGCCTTGAGCGCCCCGCCCGAAATCAATCCGCCTCGTTGCGCCGCCTGCCGATCCAGCGCCTTTAACCCCTCCGACACCCTGAATCCGTACCCCGGATCGGCATTGAAGTCCGCCATGCTGAACGGACGGGTCAAAGCAGGGTCTTGGTACTTGGCAAGGGCATTGACCCCCGCTTGGTAGAAAGGCTGCTGCTTGGCTTGCTGGTCCGCGTAGATTCCCGCCTGCAATGCCGTTGCGCGGTCGCCAGCAGCCGCAGAGAGCGCCGCAGCACGCTCGGCTGCGCTTCCGGTCATGTTTGCCGCGAGAAGCCCTCCAGCGCCCGATACGAGTGCGCCAGCGACTCCGGGAGTGGTAAAGAACTTGGACAGCCATGAGGGGACGCCCATGCCGCCCGATGTGTCGCCCGTTGGCAAATCGCCTCCGGGCGTGTATCCGGCAGGCGCGGCAGGCTGGTTGAGATACGACGGCGTGTAGTTGTTATCCCCGCTTGGCAGGTCGTAGCCCGACGTCCACCCGCTGTTTATCGTGTCTTGCGACGGAACATCGTAGCCAGAGGTCCAGCCGGAGTCCAAAGAAGGCGTTTCGCCCATCGGAAGATCGTAGCCAGAAGTCCAATCAGCCATAGCACCACCCGTTGAAGTTGTCGGGGAAAAACTGCTTCCTACCCCGCTTTTAACCAGAGAATTTATGCCGCCCATCGCCGCGCCCTTGAGCGGGTCGCCGCCCGTCACCAGCGCATTCAACCCGCCCGTAATCGCACCCGTACCCGCGCTGCCCATACCCAAAGCACCGGATAGGGCGCTCCCGACACCTGAAAACGGCAGCGCCGCCGCAATGATCGGCCCGTATCCGGATACAAAATTGGACATGATTCCGGCGTTATCCGGGCGAGGGCGCGATACCGTCATGTCCTCGGGCATCACCACATATTGCTGCCCCGATGCGTCTTGAGCAATCGAGGTTCCGCCGCCACCCGGACGCCCTGCTAGCAATCCGCCTTCCAGCACGCCCCCGGTAATCTTGGCGTAGTCCGACGCATCGCCCCTAAGCGCCGAGGCGTAGCGTGTCTTGCCGCTTGCATCCTTGACCGCAACCAGCCCTTGCGGAAGCCCTTGCGCGGAAACAAGACTTACTTGCGACGGTTGGCTGTTTTGCAAGCTGGTCGGAACCGGCGTGCCATCGGCATACGAGAACGCACCGGATTGATCCTGAATTACACGCTGCCCGGTCGTCTTGTCATACAGGTCATACCTAATTGCGCCGGATTCATCCGATTCTGTTTTGAACGTCAACCACCACGGCAACGCGCCTTGCTGGAAAATCCCGCCTTGCATGATCGGAGTAGCCATCAAACCTCCTGCGCCACGCTGATTGCATCCCAACGGGCGGCATTAGCATTGTATATGCACTGTATGTACACGGTCTTGTTCGCCACGGTAATCACCGGCAACGTGATGCCAATCTCCCGATAGCCTTGTGATACGCCGGTTGTCCAAGTCAAGGCACGCGGCGTGCCGTCGTCTTTGAACCGGAACCACAGCATCTGCGCGTCTGTCGGATTGCCAACGTCCGCCGCAATCGTCAACGCCCCTGCCAATGCCGTTGCGCCGTACAGCACATAACTGTTACTGTCGGGCGTCAGCGGCGAGGTCACTGTAACGCTTACCGTTACAGGCGGTTTGATAAAGTTCAGCGCAGCCGTTTTCAGATTGACAAAGAACCGGAACCAATCGCGTTGCGTGCGTGAGTCGTCGTCCACCAGCATCACCGTCTGGTTAGGTATGAGCGGGGACGTTTTGCTCAGTTTCATGCGTTGGTCCCGCTCAGGATCAATTCCGCGCCCATGATGTTGACCTTGACGGGATCGGACCCGCTAATCTCGTACACGCGGTCGCGCAACTTGGTCGTCATGCCAAGCCTGCGCCAGATCGTCCGATAGCCGTATTGCCCGATCTTTCCCATCTTGCGCGAGTGATAGTTGGACCACGTATGGCCGCCGTCATCCGACCAGCGAAGCAATACCTCCGGGTCGCTCCCCTGTCCCGTCACGATACCAACGCCTGTCTCGCAGTCCAGTTGCAAGGAATGGTGCGCCGTGCGTTTGAGATTGTTTTGTCCAGTCGGAAGCGCACGCCACGAACGCACCCAACGGTCAATTGCGCCCGTGTTGCTCTCAAGCGTGATCGGCTCGCCATCCTCCAGCAGAAGGAACGATCCGCTTTCCAACAGCAACGCAAATTCCGTGGTGTACACGTTCAGGTCAAAGTGGTACAGATTGCCGTTCTCAAAATCACCCACCAGAATCTTGTCGGCAAAATTCATCTGGCAGTTAGACCGATGCCGGTAAAATTGCCCATCCGACCAGCTTGCACGCTGATGCCATTCGCCCGTCGCTACGTCGTAGCACCACGTTTTGTCAGCAGCCGGGAAAATAAGCATGTAGAACGAATGCCCATCTTGCTGGTACGAGTAGCCGATCGCGTCCGAAATGTCGCCGTAGCTCTGTATCGCAGTCTCAAGCGCGTGATTTGATACGCGCACGCCGTTGTAGCCGTTGGACCGATACACCATGCCGCTGCCGCGATTGTCGCGCCCAAGCCAAAACACCGCGTTATCCAGAATTGCAGGCGAGTACGGCGCTTGGCAACCTATCTCAATAAACGCGCCCTGAATCCGGGCAAGCGGGAAATCCACGTTGCCAACGTCCTGCCATACCTCAATCGAGTTGGTGCCAAATACCCATACCTCCTGATGCAGCACCAAGATCGACACGATGCGGTCAGGATTGCCCTCGGCGCTCGCAAACTCAAGCGGGTCAATGCTCGTCCCGTCATACAGCGACGTTACCCACAGCGATTGGCTGTCAGGCTGGTTGAACACAAAGTAGCCGTCAAGGAACCCAACCGTCACCGCGCCGGGAAAGTCCGGGTCCGTGATCTGCGCAAATACGCCTGTTGACGAGTTGTAGATGTACGAATTCGGGTTGCACGCGACAAACAGTTGCGTGCCGTTGTCCGACATGCTCACAGGCCCGCTGCCGCTGATTGCGCCAAGCAGCGTTGCCGTGTAATTGGTATCAATCTTGTACAGCGATGAGCCGGATGCAATGTATCCGTAGCCG